AAGACGGCATTGTGGGTAAAGACGGGGCTGACGGTCGTGACGGCAAAGATGGCCGCGACGGCAAGGACGGCAAAGATGGCGACGATGGAAACACAGGCGTCTCCATCGTAGGCGCTAAGATAGATTTCGACGGCTCCTTGATCCTGACGTTTTCTGATGGTACTGTCACCAACGTCGGTGAGGTGGTCGGTGAGCGCGGTGCTCCCGGTTTAACCGGGGTTCAAGGCGCGACTGGTCCAACGGGACCGCGAGGCAATACCGGCTTAACAGGCCCAACAGGCCCCACGGGCGCTCAAGGCGCGACGGGAGCGACAGGTGCTACGGGTAGCCAAGGGCCACAAGGTGCTGTCGGCCCAACAGGGCCGCAAGGCATCCAGGGCATACAAGGTATACAGGGTGAACAAGGTACCCAAGGCCCGACGGGTCCTGTTGGAGCTACCGGCCCGACAGGGGCTACAGGCTTAACGGGGGCCACTGGCCCTACGGGCGCTACCGGTCTAACAGGGGCCACAGGCCCAACAGGTCCGACCGGCGCTCAAGGCGCTACCGGCCCCACCGGGGCGACGGGTCTGACTGGAGCTACGGGGCCAACAGGTTCGACTGGTCCAACAGGCCCGACAGGCCCACAAGGGCAGGGCATCCAAATTAAAGGTGCAGTTGCTACTTTTGGTGACTTGCCATCATCGGGAAATACACCTGGCGACGCCTATATTGTCGAGTCCAATGGCAATCTCTACGTTTGGGATGGTTCAGCTTGGACCGATGCTGGTCAGTTGGTAGGACCGACGGGGCCAACAGGGTCTACGGGTCTGACGGGGGCTACTGGCCCAACAGGCCCGACAGGAGCTACTGGCCTGACTGGCCCGACAGGCAATACCGGGCCTACTGGTCCTACAGGACTTACCGGCTCCACCGGCGCTACAGGCCCCACAGGTGCTACAGGCCCAACAGGTAATACTGGACCTACAGGTCCAACAGGTTTGACGGGTCCTACCGGGCCGCAAGGTAATATCGGGCCTACAGGACCGCAAGGCATACAGGGTATTCAGGGAATCCAAGGTATCCAAGGCCCGACCGGCCCAACAGGTTCACTTGGACCAACAGGCGTCCAAGGTCCAACGGGTCCAACTGGCGCTGCTGGTGCAGGTTTGCTCAACCTCGACGGTGGTTTTCCGAACAGCGTGTACGGCGGCGTTAATCCAATAGATGCAGGTGGTGTGTAATGACAGTTCAAATTCAAATACGCAGAGGAACCGCCTCCACTTGGTCGTCGGTTAACCCGTTGCTGGCAGAGGGTGAGCTTGGTATCGAGCTGGACACCGACAAGTTCAAGATCGGCAACGGCACGGACAACTGGAACACGCTGCCCTACGCTACTGGCCCCACCGGGCCTACTGGAGCCACAGGCCCGGCAGGTCCAACAGGCCCAACCGGCGCGGCCTCCACAGTTGTAGGCCCAACTGGCCCCACAGGCTTGACCGGACCAACTGGACCAACAGGTGCCGATTCCACAGTCCCAGGGCCGACTGGTCCAACAGGCGCTGTTGGCCCGACTGGTCCCACAGGAGCCACAGGTCTGACCGGGGCTACAGGACCAACTGGCCCTACGGGTGTCACAGGCTTGACTGGAGCTACAGGCCCGACTGGCCCTACAGGCTTGACGGGAGCAACAGGCCCGACAGGCCCAACCGGAGATACGGGCTTGACGGGACCTACTGGTCCTACAGGTGCTACGGGCCTGACGGGTGCAACCGGCCCAACGGGGGCTACTGGTCTCACTGGCCCAACTGGCCCCACAGGAGATACCGGCGCCGCAGGCCCTACTGGACCGACAGGGCCGCAAGGCGTTGCTGGACCTACTGGTCCTACAGGAGCCACAGGTCTTACTGGTGACACTGGCCCAACAGGTCCAACTGGAGCAACTGGTTCAACCGGACCTACTGGCCCGACCGGAGCCACAGGCTTAACCGGACCCACCGGACCAACCGGGGACACAGGTTTGACTGGCCCGACAGGACCAACTGGACCCACAGGCCCAAGCATTACCGTTCAAGATGAAGGCTCAACACTGACCACAGCGTTGACCAGCTTGAACTTCACTGGCGCTGGTGTTACAGCGACAAACACTGGCGGCGCTGTTACAGTGGCTGTTACTGGTGGTGGAGGCGGTGATTCATCGCCTATCCCCAAATTACAATCTTGGTCAATTGGAGCAATGTAAATGGCACAGAACACAAACCCTATTTTCCCGCTAGTCCCTGTCAACTCTTGGGTAAGCGGAACAGCCGCAACTGCTGGCACTCCCGGCTTGTCGGCCAACACAACGACCGACCTGACTGCTGGAACGATCTACGGCCCGATCTTTACGGCTGATGCCACTGACGGTTCACGTCTGGACTTCATCAAAGTCAGGGCGCTTGGCACTAACGTGGCAACTGTTATCCGCATCTGGATCAACAACGGCGCGGCAACAACCACAGCAGCCAACAACACGCTGTATCTTGAGCGAACACTGTCTGCAACTACGGTATCGCAGGTAGCAGAACAGCCTGACATCATCTTGCCTTTGGGTATTAGCTTGGCAGCAGGTTATCGTGTGTACGCCACGTTCGGCACAGCAGTGGCGGCAGGTTTTCACCTGACTGCTATTGGTGGAGATTACTGATGTTTACGGGCTTTGCATCCGAAAACACGCCTGCAATTCAGGTTTGGGATTCATTTAGAGTTCAAAGCGGCTCTACTTCAAATTCTATATATCTCACAGATGATTGCGCTCCCATTCAATTATTTAGAACGGGTGGAAATATAAGTAACGCTCCCGTTAATGTTTATTTACCAACCGCACCAATTGACGGTAAATCAATTACGATTCTTAATCAAGGGTTTAGTTCTTCCAATCAAAAATTACAGATACGCTCCGCAAGCACAATTGGAGGCGGAACTAATACTTTGTTATACACGCTTGGTGTAGGGGGATTTTTAACCCTTGTTTTCTCTAAACAATGTATTTCAATTGGCGATTCGGGCCAGTCGTCCATTGCAACTGGATGGTTGTCATTAACACAGTCTTCAAGGGGTGCATACAACGCTAATTCTGTTGTAATTTGTAGTGATAGTAGTAATGCTTCTGAGGCTAATTGCGCTATTATTGGAGGAAGTAACAATAACGCTACCTCAAACTCTGCCGGTGTCTTTGCTGGATTTTTTAACAGCGCCAGTGGGCAACGGTCAGTTGCTCTAGGCGGTCAAGATAATATATCAAGTAGCGCCCAAGCTGCTGTTGTTGGTGGTCAAGTCAACACAGCAAGCAATACCAATGCTTTTGTAGGGGGCGGTTCAGACAACACAGCAAGCGGTCAAAATTCTGCTGTTGTTGGTGGTCAAAACAACTCAGCAAGTTTTACTAATACAATTATTATTGGTAGCAGTGGAAGTTCAGCAGGTGGTGGACGTGCTGTTGTTATTGGTGGTCAAACAAACTCAGCAAACGGGAATAGTGCTGTTGTCGTAGGCGCTGATTCTGGTACAGCGAGCGCCACAAATACTGCTGTTATTGGTGGGCAAAACAATACAGCGAATGGGTTTAATGCTGCTGTTGTTGGTGGGGCACGAGGGACAGCAAGATCAATTATTGGAAATTTTGTCACGTCTGCTAGCAATACACCGATTCAAAGTGCATCTGGTATGCAGCAACTTGCTACTTTATTGCTTGGTCGCCAAACCACAGACGCAACTGCAACAAGGCTTGCAAGTGATGCAAATGCCGCTTCTACAACTAACCAAGTCATCCTACCCAACAACAGCGCCTATACATTCCAAGGCACTTGCATCGCCAACGTCACAGGTGGCGGTACTACATCGGGCTGGAAGTTTGAAGGCGTAATCAAGCGAGGTGCTAACGCTGCATCTACTACGCTGGTTGCGGCTGTTACTCCAACTGTTATCGCACAAGACGCTGGTGCTGCTGCATGGGTCTTGGCAATCACTGCTGACACCACCAACGGCGGTATTGCTGTGACGGTAACTGGCGCAGCAGCAACCACAATCCGATGGGTAGCAAAAATCGAAACAACTGAGGTGACCTTCTAATGGCTCTGAAAATCTCTATCCCCACAAGCAACGTCGGCGTCCCATTCACGGACGCATACGCCCGTATCACCAACATCTTTGGCAACAAAGATCAGGTGCAATACCAAGTGTCTGTGTCTGCCAATGCTGATGCTCGTCACGCAAACGCACAGGAAGTTGCACAACACGCCTTCTATTGCGCTACCCCACAAGGCAACTTGATGGATGGCTTGTATGCTGACCTGAAGCTGCAAGTTGGCTTTGAAGGCGCTGAAGACTGTTAAGCATGAAAATAGCTGTCTACGCCATCAGCAAAAATGAAGCGCATTTTGTCAAAAGATTCTGTGCTTCAGCTAAAGATGCTGACCTGATTGTCATTGCCGACACAGGCTCAACTGATGACACGGTTCAGTTGGCGATGAACGCTGGCGCTAGAGTCTTTGAGATATGCGTAAAGCCTTGGCGGTTTGACAAAGCCAGAGATGCTGCCCTTGCGTTGCTGCCACCTGACATTGACATCTGCATCTCGCTAGACCTAGACGAAGTGTTAGAGCCAGGATGGCGCAAAGAGATTGAACGTGTGTGGGCAACAGACACAACCCGTCTGCGCTACAAGTTCGATTGGAGCAATGGGGTCGTGTTCTACAGCGAGAAAATACACCATCGCTACGGCTACCACTGGCATCACCCGATCCATGAGTACATCCGGGCTGACAACAGAATCCCCGAGGTGTACGCACATACAGATATGCTGCTTGTCAGTCACCATCCTGATGAAACAAAGTCACGCAGCCAGTATTTGCCCTTGCTTGAGTTGGCGGTAAAAGAAGACCCGTACTGTCACCGAAATGCTTTCTATTACGCCAGAGAATTGACGTTCTATTCTCAGTGGAAAGAGGCCATCCCTGCGCTTAAGAAGTACCTGACAATGCCGCAAGCAAGCTGGAGCCATGAGCGATGTTATGCCATGAGGCTATTGGGCAAGTCACACGAAAACTTAGGCGAGATCAAAGAGGCTGCGAAGTGGTATCAGGGCGCTTGCCTTGAGGAGCCGAACACCCGTGAGCCTTGGGTAGATTACGCCATGTTCTGCTATAACACCCATGATTGGGAAACTTGTTATTTTGCAGCAAACAGGGCGCTGAAGATCAAAGAAAAGCTGGAGGTCTACACAATGGACCCTGCTGCATGGTCTGACAAGCCACACGACCTGTGCAGCATCGCGGCGTGGCATCTCGGCCATAAGGATAAGGCAAGACAAGAACTGGACGAGGCTTTAAAATTCAAGCCTAACGATCCCCGACTACTTGCCAATAAGGAATGGATGAAATGAGCACGATTAACGCCACTGAGGCAAGACTGTCAACACACGAAGAAGTCTGCGCTATCCGTTACGAGCAGATCAACGCCAGGCTCAAGCGCATCGAGGGCATCATGCTCAAGACCGCAGGTGTCATGATCTTGTCAATGGCCGGGACGATATTCTCCGCTGTGTGGATACTCAAATGAAAGATTGGGCCGTCAGCTTCATCGCTGCGGTCCTGTTGGTAGGGCTTATCATTTGGTGCGCCAAAGTATTTATTGAGGTGTTGCAATGATTGCCGAAATTGCCGCTGCCAATGCAGCCTTTGCAGTAATAAAAGGTGCTCTGGCTAACGGCAAGGAGCTGCATCAGCTCGGCTCACGGGTCTTTGATTACTTCGACAACAAGGCCAAGATTCAAGAGAGTGCCAACAAGAAGGGCGGCGGCTCTGATCTTGAGGAGTTCATGGCGCTGGAGCAGATGCGCCAACAGGAAGAGGAGTTGCGTGAGCGCATGGTCTACGCTGGCCGTCCGGGCATGTGGGCTGATTGGCAGAAGTTCCAAGCGCAAGCTGCCCGTAAACGCCGAGAGGCCAAAGAAGAAGCAGAACGCGAAGCACATAGACGCAAGGAAAAGCTGGCTCAGCTTGTTGAATACATCGCCATCAGCATGGCGTCTCTGGTCTTGGCTGCACTGCTTATTTACGGCATCATTCTTTATATGTTGTACGTCCGAAAATGAGCGACGAAAAGCTGAACGCCAACTCAACACTCGACAAGGTGCTCGGGTATGTGGACTCGCCTTTCAAACTGTTCGCCATCCTTGTAATGGGCATTGTGGCCTTTGCCGGGTACTTCCTGTGGCAGAACCAGACTTTTATGATGGACGCTTACAAGGAGTCCAAGAAGCTGCCGGAGATCAACACGGACCGTGCCGATGACGCAAGCTCGATGCTGCTCAAGAAAACAAACGCAACAGTGGTAGCGATCTTCAAGGTCAACCCTTTGTTCAACAGCCGGGTGCTGTACAGGGCATATACCAAGGACGGCAGGGACAAGACGATTGAAGACATTGATGTCGGGCTGTTCAGTCAAAACTCCGCCAACAACGCGGACGTGGTCAGGCTGATGACCAACGAGATACCCTGTGGCGAGTACCGTTACGCGCAGTCTGAGGTAGGTCTGTGGTACTTGGAGAAGGGTGTGGCCTACACCTGCCGAGTGAGCGTGCCACCAGACAGCCACAGGTTTGTTGGGCAGATTACAGTGGGTTGGACAGAGCCACCACAGAACATTGAGCAAACCAAATTCATGCTGGAGATCGCCAGCGCAATGCTAACCAAAAGGGGTAACTGATGCTTTCACTTATTTCAACTCTCGGGGGTCTGCTGATCTCCGGCCTGCCCAAGCTGCTGGAATACTTCCAGAACAAAGCTGACCAGAAACATGAACTGGCTCTGGCTCAGATGCAGACCGAGCGCGAACTTCAACTGGCTGCCGCCGGTTTTGCCGCGCAGGCCAAGATAGAAGAAATCCGCACCGAGCAGGTGGCAATGCAGACCGAAGCGCAGATGACTGAAGCTGCGCTGGAGCACGACGCCAAGGTGCTGGATAAAGCATCTGTATGGGTGTCCAGCTACGTGGGCACTGTACGCCCCACGGTAACGTACATCTTCGTGATCGAGTTGCTGCTTATCAACGTGTTTATGTGCGCCTACCTGTGGAACAACCCCCAACTGATTCAGAGCATGGATGATGTGATCCGCTACTCTGACATCCTGTTTTCCAGCGACGAAATGGCCATGCTTGGGGGAATTTTAGGCTTTTGGTTCGGGTCACGGACTTGGAGCAAGAAGTGAAACTGAGCAAGGCGGGCGAAGACCTGATGCACAAGTACGAGGGCTTTCGCTCTCGACCTTACCTTTGCCCAGCGCACATTTGGACGATCGGCTACGGCCACGTCCTGTACCAAGAACAGATCAGGCTGCCCGTGGTGCGCGTGGAGGGCAAGACCATCCCCATGATCCGCAAAGAGATGCCCTTGAAACCGGAGGACAACCGTGTCTGGACGAAAGCAGAAATCGACCAATTATTCCGTGAGGACGTCGCAACTTTTGAACGCGGTGTTCTACGACTTGTTCCCGGCTGTGTTGGCCGTCAAGGCAGCTTTGACGCTCTGGTCTCTATAAGTTTTAACTTCGGGCTGGGCAACTTGCAACGCAGCACCATCCGCATGAAAGCCAACCGGGGGGATTGGGAAGGCGCAGCCGAAGCATTCCGCGCTTGGACCAAAGGTGGTGGTAAAGTCTTGCCGGGGCTGGTCAAGCGCCGGGAAGCCGAAATTGCCTTATTTTTATCGTGAGACAACACATGACGCCAGAATTACAAAAGTACTACGAAGACCGCTTCGATTTATTCTCCCAGCAAGGCTGGCTTGATTTGATGGAAGATGTTGATGTGATGCTAGAGGCGATGAATAATGTCTCTACCATTGCAGATGAAAAAAGCCTACAATTTCGCAAAGGCGAGATTTCGATCCTGACTTGGCTGAAAACCCTGAAAGGGGTCAGCGAACGAGCATATGAGGATTTGAATGAGAAGAATCTATGAATTTGCCTGCAATTGCGGGCAGCGCACTGAGGCACTGGTCGATTATGAGACGGCCAGTGTGCAGTGTGGGTGCGGTGGGCTTGCCCAACGCATCATGAGCGCACCGACGTTCAAGTTGGAGGGGTGGTCTGGGCAATTTCCGAGCGAATACGGTCGGTTTGAGCGCAAACACATCGAAAAGTTGAACGCCGAGCGCAAAGCCAACTCATAAGCGCCCAGCGCCGAGTTGATTATCCTACAACCATTTTGGCAGGAACCCAATATGTTGATTGACAATGAATCTGAGCCGCTAGGCGAACTCGAAACTGAAGAAGCAAAGACAACTGCGCCGGAACTTCCTGAGAAATACAGGGCCAAAAGTCTCGAAGAAGTTGTGCGGATGCACCAAGAAGCTGAAAAGCTGATTGGCAAGCAGGCCCAAGAGGTCGGCGAAGTCCGTAAATTAGCTGATGAGTTGCTCAAGCAGAACCTCAATTCTAAGCAGCAGCGTATTCAGGAGGAAGAACCTGAAGTTGACTTTTTTGAGAACCCTCAAAAAGCAGTTCAAGCGACGATTGATAAACATCCCGACGTTCTTGCAGCTCGCCAGGCGAGCCAAGAGTTCAAACGGATGCAAATTCAGCAAAAGCTGGCGCAGGATCACCCCGACTTTTCCGAAGTCGTCAATGATTCTGAGTTCCAAAACTGGGTGAAGTCTTCACCTGTGCGTTTGGGTCTTTACGCGAAAGCCGATGGAGAGTTTGACTATGATTCGGCCAATGAACTGTTGTCCACCTTCAAGCAGCTTCGTGGCATCAAGGCCAAGGAAACCGAGAAAGCGTCTGACGCCACTCGGGCCAAAAGCATGAAAGCCGCGCAAGTTGACGTAGGTGGCTCTGGCGAGAGTTCAAAACGAGTCTACCGACGAGCCGACCTCATTCGTCTCAAGATGACAGACCCCGGAAGGTACGAAACACTGAGTGATGAAATCATGCAGGCGTACTCTGAAGGGCGTGTTCGATAATTTAACTCTGGAGCTTTTAACATGGCAAACCAAGCATTTTCCCCAACCAACTCGGTAACCACCACCTCCGCAGCGAACTTCATCCCAGAAATCTGGTCTGATGAAATCGTTGCTGCCTATAAGAAAAACCTCGTCTTGGCCAACCTGGTCAAGAAGATGTCTTTCAAAGGCAAGAAGGGTGATACCGTCAACATCCCTAGCCCAGCCCGTGGCAACGCTTCGGCCAAAGCCGCTACTGATGCCGTGACTCTGATTGCAGAGAGCGACACCAACATTCAAGTGTTGATCAACCAACACTACGAATACAGCCGCTTGATCGAAGACATCGTTGAAGTGCAAGCCCTGACATCGCTGCGTTCTTTCTACACAGAAGACGCCGGTTATGCCTTGGCCCGCCGCATCGACACCAGCTTGGTCCAGTTGGGCCGTGCCTTCAACGGCGCGACCGTGGGTACAGACGACTACGCAACCAGCGCCAGCTCCACAAAGGCTTACGTTGGTTCCGACGGTACGACTGCCTACAACAGCTCGACTTCCAACGCTGCTGCTCTGACTGACGCTGCTATCCGCCGCACCATCCAGCGCCTGGACGACAACGACGTTCCTATGGACGGTCGTTTCTTCCTGATCCCTCCTTCGAGCCGCAACACCCTGATGGGTCTGGCCCGTTACACCGAGCAAGCGTTCATCGGCAACGGCGACGCTATCCGCAACGGTGAAATCGGTCAGCTCTACGGTATGGCTGTGTTCGCTTCTTCCAACGCCGACACCGGCGCTGGTAACAGCGGCGCTGACCGTATCTGCTTGATGGGCCACCGCGACGCGATGGTGCTGGTTGAGCAGATGGGCATCCGTTCGCAGACTCAGTACAAGCAGGAATACCTCGGTACCCTGTTCACTGCTGACACTCTGTACGGCGTGAAGGCCCTGCGTACTGCCGCCTCTTCGTCGGCTGCTAACGCTTCCGCCGCTTACGCCTTGGCTGTACCAGCCTAATGAATAGCCCCCGGTCACAAGCCGGGGGCGTCTTTTAAAGGAGATTCAAATGGCTGCTGCATCCGCAATTACTTCCCGTCGCGGGAATGACCAATTCCGAGGTCTGTTCACAGACACTTGGGATGTGACCTGTACTCTTGACGCTGGCGCTGTTGCTGGCGGTGCGACAGATACAGACACAGTGACTGTCCCCGGCGTTGCGCTGGGCGACATGGTTCTCGGTTTTTCACATGGCGTCAGCGAGGCTGGCCTGGTCAAACGGGCTTATGTTTCCGCTGCCAACACCGTGACAATCGTGACCTACAACCCAACCGGGTCTTCGGTGAACTTGGCGTCTACCACTTTGCAACTCATCGTTGCTCGGGCGGTAGTCTAAACAGAAAGGGGGCCACGCGCCCCCTTTTTTTTGGAGTTTTTATGGCTACATTTCGTTGTTTGGCAAGTGGTAATACGGTGACGTTCACTTTACAGCACGACATTGACTCGATGCGCGGCCACGGCGGCTACGTTTTGGTCGATGAGCAAGGCGAGCAAGTGCAGGTCCAAGAGGCCAGCAAAGAGTTACCGATGACGGCCCCAACACCTGTAAAGCGCATGGGTCGCCCCCGCAAAACAGTTGAATCAATCATCTAAGGAGCACATCATGCCAATGGTCGGAACAAAGAAGTTTGCCTACACACCCAAGGGCAAAAAAGAAGCCAAAGAGATGTCGATGAAGTCGGGCAAGCCCGTCAAGTCCATGCCTGTTCGCGGCTCTCGCACCGCAACCAATAAAGCCAAGCGGGGCTACTGATGAAGACCAAAGCTGAAAAGAAGATCAGCAAGGTCATGCGCGAGTTCAAGGCTGGTGAGCTGAACTCGGGCAAGGGTGGCCCCGTTGTCAAATCCAAGAAGCAGGCAGTGGCCATCGCCCTGTCGCAAGCTGGCAAGGCGAGGAAGAAAAAATGAAGCCCGGCCTCTACGCCAACATCAACGCCAAGAAAGAGCGCATCAAAGCGGGTTCTGGCGAGAAGATGCGCAGACCCGGCACCAAGGGTGCTCCAACAGCCGCCGCCTTCAAAGCTGCGGCTAAAACGGCTAAAAAGAAATGAAAACGCCCGCTTGGCAACGCAAAGAAGGACAAGCCAAGACCGGAGGCTTGAATGCCAAGGGTCGGGCGTCTTATAATGCGTCAACCGGGGGCAATCTCAAAGCCCCTGTGAAGTCGGGCGACAACCCTCGTAGGGCCTCCTTTTTAGCACGCATGGGCAATATGCCTGGGCCTGAGATGAAAGATGGTAAGCCCACCCGGCTACTCTTGTCTCTGAAGGCTTGGGGCGCATCGTCCAAAGAGGACGCTAAGGCCAAAGCCAAAGCGATCTCCGCAAGGAACAAGAAATGAGACCAGTATCAGTCGGTAGAAATTTAACTGCTGCTACAGCTACAACGCTGTATACAGTGCCGACTGGCTATTACGCTAAGTGTGTGCTTCTTCACGCATCGAATAACGGCAGCTCAAACAAGCACATCAGTTTTAGTTGGTATGACGCAAGCGCAGCTTCAACCATACCAATCACCACTGAGTTCACGCTCACTGGTAAATCGACGCTTGCCGAGATTGAGCTCAACCAGTACTTTGTTTTAGAAGAAGGCGACTACATCACTGCGCTATCAGAATCTGGCTCAACTATTTCTGTCATCGCAACCTTTGAACAAATCGGATTGACACGCCAATGACCTACCTTCAACTCATCAACGACGTGCTGGTCCGGCTGCGCGAGACGCAGGTGTCGTCCAGCAACGAAACAACCTACTCGGCCCTGATCGGGCGGTTTGTCAACGACGCCAAGCGCCAGATCGAGGACGCGTTCAGTTGGAACGTGCTGGGTCAGACTGTGACGATCACCACGACGCCGGGCACCTACATCTACTCGATGACAGGCGCTGGCCAGAAGTTCCAGGTGATGGACGCCCTCAACGTCACTGCCAACGTCGGTCTGCAAAACATCAGCTTTGTGGAGATGAACCGTTTTCAGAACTTGGTTCCCGCGATCAGTGGCATCCCAGAATACTACGCATTTGACGGCGTGGACGGCAACGGCGACACCAAGGTGGTACTGTACGACCGTCCAGATAACGTCTACACAATTCCCTTTGCGCTGACTGTGCCTCAAGCGCCCTTGACCTCAGACAGCACCGTGGTGATGGTGCCTGACGTGCTGGTGGTGCAAAACGCCTACGCTCGGGCGCTGGTCGAGCGCGGTGAAGACGGCGGTCTCAACTCGTCTGAGGCGTACCAGCTCTATCGCGGGATGCTGGCCGACTACATTGCGCTGGAGAGCACCCGCTACCCAGAGAACCAAGAGTTTGTCGCGATATGAGCCAAACCCTCCAGACCGCAAGCATCTCAGCGCCAGGCTTTTTTGGCCTGAACACGCAAGACTCGCCGCTGGACTTGGCGGCTGGCTTTGCTTTGGTCGCGACGAACTGCATCATTGACCAGTACGGTCGCATCGGCGCACGCAAAGGCTGGGCACGGGTCAACTCGTCGTCTGGCGACCTCGGGGCCAACAACGTGGGCGTCATCCATGAGCTGGTGCAGGCTGACGGCACGCTGACGATCCTGTTTGCTGGCAACAACAAGCTGTTCAAGCTGGACGGCTCCAACGCCGTGTCTGAACTGACATATGGGGGCGGGGGTACAGCGCCGACGATCACGGCCAGTAACTGGTCGGTGGCTTCGCTCAATGGCATCACTTACTTCTTCCAAGCGGGCCACGACCCGCTGATCTTCGATCCAGCCGTCAGCACGACCACCTATCGCCGCGTTACCGAGAAGACTGGCTACGTCGGCACTGTGCCTTCGGGCAACATCGTGCTGTCGGCCTTTGGTCGGCTGTGGGTTGCAGATACTGCCACCGACAACGTCACGGTGTTCTTTTCTGACTTGTTGGCTGGCCACATCTGGAGCACTGGCACCGCTGGCTCGCTCAACATCGACCGTGTGTGGCCCAACGGCGCAGACAACATCACCGGCTTGGCAGCGCACAACAGCTTCCTGATCATCTTCGGCAGCCGCCAGATTCTGGTCTACGCCAACGCTACGACGCCAGCCACAATGAGCCTGAGCGACACGGTGGGCGGCATTGGCTGCATCGCCCGCGACTCCATCCAGAGCACAGGCAAGGACATCTTGTTCTTGTCCAACTCGGGCATCCGGTCGTTTGCCAGGACGATTGTTGAGAAGTCAGCCCCGCTGGGCGATCTGTCCAAGAACATCCGCAGCGACTTCATGTCGATTGTGGCTGGCGAGACGCTGGCCAACATCAAGTCGGTGTACTCAGAAGCAGGGGCGTTCTATCTGCTGACGCTGCCGTCGGTCAAGGAGGTGTACTGCTTTGACACCCGCGTGCAGTTGCAAGACGGCTCGTTTCGCGTCACTACATGGAACTCAATTGAGCCAACGGCGCTGCTCTCGCGGCGCAACGGTGACGTGCTGATCGGCAAGAATGGCTACATCGGCAAGTACAGCACCTACCAAGACCACACTTCGGCCTACCGGATGCAGTATTTCACCAACCACGCTGACTTGGGTAACGCCAACGTCACGTCGCTGCTCAAGCGCCTGAAGGTGGTGGTGATCGGCGGCACGAACCAGTTTGTGACGATGAAGTGGGGTTTTGACTTCAGCACCAACTACTTGTCGGCCAACGCGCTGATCCCAACGCAAGGTGTGTCTGAGTACGGAATTGGCGAATACAACATCGCCCAGTATTCTGATGGCGTGGCCTTGCAAACTTTGAGCGTTCAAGCCACTGGCAGCGGTAAAATCGTGCAAACCGGATACGAATCCAACATCAACGGCGCACCGCTGTCGATTCAGCGGATTGAAATCCAATCCAAAGATGGCAAGATGTCCTGATCTTCAAGGAAACTGATATGTCCAATTACATACAAAGTACGAATTTCGCCACGAAAGATGCGCTACCGTCTGGCGACCCGCTGAAGATCGTCAAGGGCACCGAGATCAACACGGAATTCGTCAACATTGCTGTGGCCGTGGCGACCAAAGCTGATTTGACGTCCCCCACGTTCACAGGCAATCCAGTGCTGCCCACTGGTACAACAGGTGTGACGCAAGCGGCGACCGACGACACCACCAAACTCGCCACTACCGCTTTCGTGCAAGATGTGGCTGCTGCTGTAAAAGACGCTTTGTTTCCTGTCGGCTCGATCTATATCAACTCAGGTGTAACAACCAACCCTGCTACATTGTTAGGTTTTGGTACTTGGGTAGCCTTCGGTGCTGGTCGTGTCATGGTGGGCTTGAACGGTAGTGATACCTTGTTCGACACCTTGGAAGAAACTGGTGGCAGCAAGGATGCTGTTGTTGTTAGTCACACTCACACAGCCACTGTTACCGATCCAGGGCACGTACATACGTATCTAGCCCCTTCTGGTGCAGGGGGTGCTGCTGACGGCGGTTCAGGTTCTTCTACGACAAACACTGGGTCTGCTGTTACAGGCATCACTGTTGCCAACAGCACAGAAGGCGCATCCGGTACAAACGCCAACCTCCAGCCGTACATCACCGTAGCGATGTGGAAGCGTACAGCATGATCACTCATCACTTCAGCGATGGTCTGTACGCCAAGGAAGCGCAGTTCAGCGCGGGCACAGCCATTCTGAAGCACACGCATGAGTTCAGCCACCTGTCAATCCTGGCCAGTGGCAAGGTGGCGGTGCTCAAGGGCGAGGAAGTTGAAGTCATTGAAGCGCCAGCCTGCATTGAGATCAAGGCTGGTTTGACGCACGGCGTCAAGGCGATCACGGATTGCGTTTGGTTTTGTATTCACGCCACCGACGAGAAAGACCCGTCAAAGGTGGACGACGTTTTGATTGGAGTTTGATATGCCATTTATCGCAGCAGGCGGTGCAATTTTAGGTGGTTTGCTCGGCGGCAGGTCTGCCCGTAAAGCCGCGCAGGCTCAAGCAGCCGCGCAAGAACGCGCAGCGCAGCTCGCGGCTGAAGAAGCTCGCTTCCGTCCGGTCGGCATCACGACGCGCTTTGGTTCGTCGCAGTTCCAGACCGACCCTCAAGGCCGTGTGTCGGGTGCCAGCTACGAGCTGAATCCCGAGCTGGCAGCGATGCAAGACCGCTTCTTGGGTCTGGCAGGCGGCGGGCTGACGCAAGCCGAGCAAGCGCAGCAGCAGTTTGCGCCTTTGGGCCAAGCGGCGCAGGGTCTGTTCGGCCTTGGCCAGCAGTACCTGGCGCAGTCGCCTCAAGAGGCCGCGCAGCAGTTCATGTCTAGGCAGCAAGAGCTGCTGGCCCCAAGCCGTGAGCGTCAGATGGCGCAGCTTCAGAATCAGTTGTTCCAAACTGGCCGTGGCGGCTTGGCTGTTGGGGCCACAGGCGCACGCCCAAGCGGCGCGGCGGGCCTTGGTGCTGCCAGCCCCGAGATGGAGGCGTACTACAACGCTTTGGCCCAGCAAGACGCTGCGCTGGCAGCCAACGCCATGCAAGCCGGGCAGCAGCAAACGGCCTTCGGCGCTGGTCTGTTTGGCACTGGTGGCAACCTGCTCACACAAGGCTACGGCGGTCAGGCTGCGGCTCTGGGTCCGTATCAAGCGTACCTGCAAGGTGCAACTGGTTTGGAAGCCCTTGGCCAAGACCCACTGAACCTTGGTTCGGCTTTGGGTGGGCGTATAGCCAACCCAGAAGGCGGTGCGGCTTTGCTGCGCGGTGGTTTGTCTGCTGCGGGGCAGAATCAATTTAATGCCAACGCTTTTAACCCGTTTGCAACGGCGCTGACGCAAGCAAGCATGAACCCAACTTTTGCGTCTGGTGTGCGCAACCTGTTTAGTGGTGGTTCTACCCAGCCCAGCGCAGGTAATCTTGCCGGAACGTCTTTTGCCTACGACACCTTTGGCAACCCCGTCCCGATCATCTAAGGAGTAAGACATGGCAGATATTGTTCCATCCCTGTTTGGCTTTTCGCCTCAGATGTATCAGCAGCAGCAGCAAGAACGCGCCGACGCTCAGGCGTTGCAGTTCGCTAGGCTTGACCCCTTCCAGCAAGCGAACTTCGCCATTGGCCGTGGGGCTAATATGCTGGGCGGCGCCATCGGTGGTGCTCTTGGTGGCCAAGACCCTGAGTTGCAGCGCATCACCCGCGCTCAACAAGTTGCAAGCCAGATTGACTTTACCAATCCCGAGTCTTTTCGGCAGGGTATGGCCGCGCTGGGGGATGACATACAAAGCAAGCAGCAGTTGGCGCAGATATATCGCCAGCAGCAAGAAAGCGGCGCTTTGATCGCGCAGCGTACGGCTGCGGCTGCTGCTTCGACAGCGGCTGCCGGGCGTGAGCGAGCACCGCCTACAACCAACGAACTGACCAACGCGCGCGCTTTCGCCGCGACGAAGGGGCCTGAAGGCTCGCCAGAGTACGACGCCGCGTTCAAAGCGGAGTACCAGCGCCTGACCGCACCTAAAGAGGCCAAAGGCCCAGCGTTTGGTGCTGAAGCCGAGCGCGTGTCTGCTGAACTGTTTGACAACAAAACATTCGCGGAGTTGACGCCGACGCAAAAAGCGGTGGTCAACAAGCGTGTCGATGCAGAAAGTCGCTCTCGAACACCTACGATCACTAACGTGTTGCCAGGTCAAAAGGCTTTGGTCGACATCCCAGGCTTTCGTGCCAAGGTGCAGAGCACTATCGAGCCGCAGTCGAAAGCGGTGTTCTCTGCCGACAACGCGCTGGCGAACATCGGCGACGCCATTACTTCCGGCAACCCGTCGTCCTACCGGGCTGCACAAGTGCAGTTCGCCAAAGCGATTGCTGGCGCTGGCGACCTGAGCCAGAAAGAACTGCGTGCTGCGGGTGCAGACCCCAGCTTGCTGGGCGGCGCTGCCGATTACCTGTCTACGCTGGCAACCTCTACGCCGACCAAAGACACAATGGAGAAGATGCGTAAGGCATTGGAAACCATCAAGCGCGTGAACACCAAAAAGGCCACCGACGAAATCACACGCCAGCGCAAGATCGCAGAGCGCAGCGGTGGTTACGATCCCGTCGCCTTGGATTTGGCATTGGACTTCCCTGAGTTCCAAACCGCGCCTGTTGCACCCCAATACGCCACCAATCCCCAGACCAAAGAACGTATCATGTCTACTGACGGCGGCAAAACATGGACCCCAGTGAGGTAACAGCATGGCACTACCAGCAGGATTTGTTTTAGACCCAGAATCGGCGCTGCCTTCTGGCTTTGTTCTGGACCAAGAGCCAACAGCGCCAGCACCAAGCACAGGTGCAATCGCAGCAGAAGCCGCCCGTAAAGGTTTGGCAGGCAGCGCAGGCATGGTGTCGGGCACAGCCAATGTCTTGTTCGACACGCTGAGTCGTCTGGGTGTCAACCCCCTAGAGTTGGGTATGCGTGCGGCTGGAGCGCCCGCGCAAGCCCCCGCAGCAGGTGTGGTTGACGCTTACCGTACAGGCCGCGAGGCCGTGCGCCAGCCAACCATGCAGGCGCTGGGCAGCACAGGCGCTGCCCCTACAACTGGTGGGCAGCGAATCCTAGCCGCTGGCATTGAAGCGGCTGCGTCGCCAGAAAACTACTTGTTCCCCGCGCTGGCAGCAACTCGCCGCATGGGGATGTTCGGCCAAGCGGCCATGCGCCCTGCGGAGCAAGTCGTCATCGGCGCTGGCGCTGAAGCTGGTGGTCAGGCCGGCGGCGCAATTGGCGGCAAACTCGGCGGCGAAACAGGCGCAACAGTCGGTCAGATTACCGGCGGCTTGTTAGGCGGCGCTGGCTCGGCCTACGGCTTGGGAACTGCCTTGAAGGGCGCTCCGCTGGCAGGCAAAGGTTTTGATGTCGTCAAGGGCCAATGGGACAAGGTGCGCGGTACAGTCCCAGAGGACGAACTGCTCAAGGATGTGGACAACCGCATCAGCAACATCTTCATCGCAGCAGGCGCTGCCGACCCCAACTTCATGAAGACGCTGACCGACGCTGCCAAAGCGCAGCAAGGCGTGTCTCTCAAAGCGCCTGGTGGCGCTGCGGTGCAGATGCCCGTGTCTGCCCTGCTGGCCGACAACCCGGTCATCAACAACTTCATCCAGAACCTGTCGTCGCGCGATCCGGTATTCCGCGCTCAGTACGGCAACCAGTACGAGGCCGCTAAGACCGCGCTGCTGCAAAACCAGATTCGCTTGTTTGGCGACCCAACCAAGGCTGTCGTCACGGCGACTGGCCCTGACTTGGCCAAAGCGCAAGCCCGCCGCGTTCGCTCGCTGGACGAGCAGATCGCCGACGCTTACAAAAGCCAGTCGGTTGACCCTACCGCGTTCGGCCAGCGTGTGTCGAATCTGGTTGCGAAAAAGGAACAAGCGGCCTACGCAGAGGTCAAGCCGCTGTACACCGAGGCGTTCAACATCGCCAAAACCAAGAATGTGGAACTGCCCGCCGGATCGGTGGACGACATCTATAACTTTGTGGCTGGCGAGCGTGCGTCTGACGTGTTCAAGACGTTCCCGTCCATCTACAGCCGGGTGCAAGCGCGGTTCCGTCCTACAACTACCGAGCCAAGCGCCATCTTGACCGCCGAAGGCGCTCCGATGACGCCAGGCGGCAGAGAGTTCAGCGCGGCCACGATTGAGGACTTGGACTCGCTCAAGCGCGAGATCAACCGCCAGTTGAGCAAGACTGACGTGCCGACCGACATTCGACTGCTGTCTGAGTTGAAGCAGCGCGTCGGCGGTCACATCGACAGCCTGGACCCTGAGTTTGTCACTGCCTACCGCAACGCTGACAAGGCGTATTTGCAAAAGGTCGGTCTGCCGTTTGACACCGCTACTTTGGCGGCTGTGGACCGTAAGAAGTTTGTGGAGCAGATCGCCCCCGCGATCATCGGCAACAAGTCCAACGTCACCGAGTTCATCAACGCCGTCGGGCCAGAGGGTACGCAACTGGTGCGCTCGGCCTTCTTGGACAGCTTTACCAACGCCGCGCTCAAGAACGACGTTTTGGACCCCAAGGCGGCGGCCAAGTGGCTCAAGAAGAACGAAGGCGGCGTGTCGCTGGTGCCTGGCCTGCGTGACGAGTTGCAAACCGCAACGCAAGACGTGCAACAGTTGATTGCCCAGCGCACCCGCCTGAACACCGAGTTCCAGCGCGTGGCTGGCGACCAGATCATCAGCGCCGAGGGAATGGGCAGCGCTCAGGACTTGGTCAGCAAGATGTACGGCGACATCAAGTTCACCAACAAGTTCATGCAGCAGTACGGCGCGAACAAGGACTCCGTCAATGCTGTACGGGCGTTTATGCTGGACGACTTGATCAACGCAAAAGACCCTGTCGCTGCGCTGACCGACCGCAACAACGCTGCGGTGTTCAACCGCGTCTTTGGCCCAACCTACGCTCAGAAGGTGCAGGACTTTGTGACCGTGTCAGGGCGTCTGAACAGGGACATCACCAACGTGCCGTTCAGGGGCGAGACAGTACCGAAAACGCCTATCGAGCAACTGACTGGCGTACCACCTGAGCAAATTCTGTCGCGCATCTACAACCCTGTGTCTGGCGCAACTTACGCCATCACATCGCTGTTCAGCAAGTTCTGGGCAAAGAAGGCGTCTGAGGCCACCGAAGCGCGTCTCAAAGAGCTGCTGCTCAACCCAACCGACGCCGTCAAGGTCTTCCAGGCTGTCCAGCCCCGCGCCGCAGGGTTTGACCAGAAGAAGATCCAAGACGCCATCGACGTGGGCCGCAAGTACGGCATCCAGTGGGTCGCTGACGCTGTGCAAGACCTGACAACAGGCGCTGCTCGCGGCGCTGTGCAAGAGCCGCAAGAGTAAGCGTCACAGCCGTCCCTTGGGCACCTCGTGCTTATTCAGGAACGGCTTGACGTTGGGCTTGGCCCGGCTGTAGATGCCAAAGGCTCGGTAGTCGGTGCTGACCATCGCGCCCTTGGCCCTGAATATAGGGTCTTGCAAAAAAATGCTTGGCCGTGGGTTGTGCGCCCAATGGAACGGCGAGTCGGGATGGCATTTGCATTTCATAGTGATCTCCTTATTTCTCTGATCTTGTCGCGTGGCAGCGCCATGTTGAACACGCTGGTCATACGGATGGCTTTGAGTGACTTGTGCTCACTGCGCTGTCGGTTCAGCCGGATGTCCGGCTTGGGCCTTGGCTTGTCAGGTTTGTCGCCCATCATGAACACCGCCCGTGGGTAGCGCCGTGCATCGTCGTGTGCATGGGTCCAGTCAGCAACGTAGATGCGCTTCTCGCCAGCCTTGGTGCGCTTGTTCATGCGGTTGAGCACAGCGTGTGCGTCATACCTGCCGATGTCGGCATAGTCGGCAAACTCTTGCGCAGTCAAGCGACCGAACTCAGCGAATGCCTCCAGCGCCTTGATGACATGGCTCATAAACAACTCCTCAATGTCAACAGCCCAAGCATCAGGACAATGAATCCCAACACAGCCCATACCAACTGCCCATCAGCCGGGGTTGGCTTTTCGTTTTCCAATTGCTTTCGCACCGGGCAATCCCTGCCCTGCCTGCAATTGCCGTATTCATCGCAGCAGTTCATTTGATGATCCTTAAAAAAGCACCGCAGCGGATGCAGCGATACAAAGGCGCGTCGTTCAACGGTTCCCATTTGTGTTTGCAATCGATCATGATGTTTTTTTCTCCGGCAAAACCAACTCAAGTGTGGTGAACCTGTGCATGTTGGCGCACACATATCTGCGGCGACGGGTGTTATCAGATCGCATACGGCTGTCGATTACTTCAGTCCAAGTTTTGCACTGTGGGCACTTCATTTGTATCTCCGCAGTGGCTCGACCTTCTCTACTGGCTGCGGTGGAGGCGTCATCTTCTCGGACGGTGGAGTCCAGCCCCACTTGCGCCAAGTGGCCTGTACGTCAGCCCCGCTGGTCCATTTGAAATCTTTGTTCGGTACTGATGGGTAGACTGTCATTTTTTGCTCCTTCGATTACTAAGTGCCGATAGGCACGGATTGCTGTCTTCAAGTCTGCTTGCAGACTCTCGATCAGCTCTTCTTGCTCAAGCAGCCGTGTGGCGGCGTCTTGTGCAAACTTTGCCAGGTTGTGCGCTTCCCACGCCTCAAACCTGTTCATGACTTGGTGGCCAGCGCCAGCAGCTCGGCCCTCTCTCTGGCCACGCGCAGCGTGTTGTAGCGCTGGTGCAGGCGCTCGATCACCTTGACGCGGCGAGGGCCAGCCATCTCAGCATCCAGCAGCGCTTTGACATCGGTCTCTGGCATCGAGGCCAGCACGTCATTAAGACTTCGCCATGTGTACTTCAATTTTCTTCTCCAGTTGTTCAATCAGTTTGGTCGTGCG